GTCTCGTGAAGGTCAAGACCGGCACCAACACCAGCGAGGAAACCTACAACAACTGGTACAACGCAGTCTATCAGCCGCAGGCCGCAGTGAATGTCCCTGAGACGCCTGTGGAAGATCCTACTGAGTAAGGAGGCGCACTATGGCAGTAACAAAATCCGTCGAGATTGACGGCAAAGAGGTCACCTTCCGTGCCTCTGCCGCCATCCCTCGTCTATACAGAAACAAGTTTCACCGGGATATCTACAAGGATTTGAATGAGCTGCAGAAAGGCATCGATGAGAACGATCCGGAAAACTCCAATCTGGATACCTTCTCCCTTGAGCTTTTCGAGAACATCGCGTGGCTCATGGCAAAGCACCAGAACCCGGATGTCCCGGATACTCCGGAGGACTGGCTCGACCAGTTCAATACCTTCTCGATTTACGAGATTCTCCCGCAGATCATAGAGCTTTGGGGACTGAACGTGGAACAGCAGGTTACCTCTAAAAAAAACATCGTAACACTGAGCGGGAAATGACAACCCCGCTCTTTTTACTCCGGTGCGTGCAGATCGGGCTTCAAATCTCGGAGCTCGATTTGCTCACCATCGGGACTGTCAACGACATGTATTCAGAAATGGACATGGACGATTATCCGTTCGCCGAGGTCGCAACGCAGGCACAGATGGATCGATTTTAACAGGAAGGAGGTCATCGCATGGCTGACAGGATAAAAGGCATAACCGTGGAAATCGGCGGCGATACGACCGGCCTTTCCAAAGCGCTCTCCGACGTAAACAAGGAAATCAAAAACACGCAGTCGCAGCTTAAAGACGTCAATAAGCTCCTAAAGCTCGACCCGACGAATACCACGCTGCTTGAGCAGAAACAGAAGCTCCTTAAACAGGCTGTCTCCGAAACGAAAGATAAGCTCACACAGCTGAAGTCCGTGCAAGACCAGATGGATGCTGGACTCAAAAACGGTACCGTCACCCAGCAGCAATATGATGCATGGCAGCGTGAGATCATAGAGACAGAAAACGAGCTCAAAAACCTCGAACAGCAGTGCAGAGAAACAGATTCCCATATCTCAGCTACCCTAAAGCAGACCGGAAGCAAGCTGCAGGAGGTCGGCGGCAAGATATCCAGTGTGGGCACAGGCCTGACCACGCATGTCACGGCTCCTATTATGGCCATCGGCGCGGCTTCCCTTGCTGCCTTTAATGAAGTGGATGCAGGGCTTGATATCGTGGCGCAGAAAACCGGTGCTACGGGAAAAGCTCTGGAAGACATGAACCAGATCGTCAAAGACCTCGCCACAGAGATACCGACGGACTTCGAATCTGCCGGTGCCGCTGTCGGCGAGGTCAACACCCGCTTTGGCTTAACCGGGCAGGCGCTTGATGATCTCTCTGCAAAATTCATAAAGTTTGCCCAGCTCAACGACACCGATGTTTCGACATCCATCGACAATGTATCCTCGGTTATGAACGCCTTCGGCATGGATGCATCTGAGGCAGACTCCCTTCTTGATGCGTTAAACGCCACCGGTCAGGCTACCGGCATTGATATGGATACCCTCGCGGGCGCTCTTTCCTCCAATGCCATCCAGCTAAAGGAAATGGGACTGACCGCCCAGCAGGCTGCCGGTTTCATGGGCATGGTGGAAATGTCCGGCCTTGATACTTCTGCCGCTATGATGGGCTTAAAGACCGCCATGAAGAATGCAACGGCAGACGGTAAAACACTGGATCAGGCACTTGCGGAATTCTCTACTACTATGCAGGGAAGCGGCAGCGATGCAGAAAAGCTGCAGGCGGCCTATGACCTCTTCGGAAGTAAGGCCGGTGCCTCCATCTACAATGCCGTGCAGACCGGAAAGCTCAACCTGTCGGATTTCTCCGGCTTCCTCGGAGATTTTGAAGGCAGTGTCGAGAACACCTTCAATGAGACCCTCGACCCGATTGACCAGTTCCAGATGACGATGAATTCTCTGAAGGAAACCGGTGCGGAGGTCGGCAACTCCCTGATGTCAGTTCTCGCTCCTGTCCTTAAAGAGCTCTCTGACAAGCTGAAATCTCTCGCCGAATGGTGGAACAACCTCGGAGAGCCTATGCAGCAGATGATCGTAAAGATTGCGCTCGTGGCTGCTGCAATCGGGCCGGTACTTGTAATCGTCGGTAAGGTAATCTCCGCTGTTGGTACGATTATGACGATTATTCCTACTGTTACCACTGCTATGGCCGGAGTAAAGACGGCGATGGCTGGTCTGAATGCTGTCATGGCGGCAAATCCGATAGGCCTGATCATTACGGCCATCGGCCTACTGGTAGCTGCATTTATCTACCTGTGGAACAACTGTGAGGGCTTCAGAGAATTCTGGATCAACCTCTGGGAAAAGGTCAAGGAGATCGCCATTACTGTATGGACGGCGATCAAGGACTTCTTCGTCAGTATATGGGAGGCAATAAAGAACACCTTCACCACTGTGGCAAATGCAATCAGCAGTTTTCTTACCACAGCTTGGAATACGATAAAAACTACGGTTGAAACCGTGATGAATGCCATAAAGACGGTTATCTCTACGATCTGGAATGGCATCAAGAGCTTTTTTGAAACCATTTTCAATGCAATCAAAACTGTAGTGACCACCTATTTCAATATCTACAAGACGATCATCGAAACCGTCCTGAACGTGATAAAGACCGTGGTTACTACTGTTTGGAACGCGATAAAAACAGCTGTTGAAACTGTCGCGAATGCCATAAAGACGGTCATCACCACCGCATGGAATGCCATCAAGACTACGACCTTTACGATTTTCAATGCCGTAAAGAGCGTGGTCACTTCCGTTTGGAACGGCATAAAGAGCGCGGTCATGAATGTGGTGAATACCATGAAATCCGGCATCAGCAACGGCTTCAATGCGATCAAGAGCACGGTGTCCAATATCGTAAATGGCATCAAGAGTACCATCTCGAATGTGTTCAATACCATCTGGAGCACGATATCCGGCATCGTAAACAAGCTAAAGAGCGTATTCAATTTCAGCTGGAGCCTGCCGAAGATCAAGCTGCCGCACTTCTCCATCACAGGCAGCTTTTCGCTGAACCCGCCATCCATACCGCACTTTTCTGTGGATTGGTATAAGAAGGCGATGTCCGGCGGCATGATCTTAAAGGATGCGACCATCTTCGGCCAGAGCGGAGGCACACTTCTTGGCGGCGGTGAGGCCGGTGATGAAGCTGTGGTCGGTGTGAGCTCGCTGCGCTCCATGATTCAGGATGCAGTAAGCAGCGCTACCCTCAGCGTTTCAGGCGACCAGCCTCTCATCAATATCGAGGAAATGAGTGTTAGAAGCGACGACGATATCCGGAAGATTTCTCAGCAGCTCAATACTCTTCTGACTGCCGGACGCAGGGCGAAAGGACTGGTGTAATATGGGATTTTCATTTAACGGAACAACCTCCCAGTCTATGGGACTTGCGACAAGAATTACAAACGAATACCGTATGCCGGATCTTAGAAACAACACGATCACCATGCCCGGACGGCACGGTGTATTTGATTTTGGAGAAACGGTATCTGAGCGAAAGATTCTGATTTCCTGCTTCATTCCTCCGGGAAAGACAGACGAGCAGTTTCTTTCAAAAAAGGACGATATTATCGAATGGCTGAATCCGGACAACGGTCTCTGCCAGCTCATTCTGGACAAGGAACCGGGACGAGTGTATGAAGCAAGGCTTACGTCCGGATTCTCCTTTGACCGGACAGTCCGTAATTCCTGCACCTTTGATCTGGAATTTTTCTGCCCAGACCCTTATGGCTATGCCATATCAGACGAGACCTTTGATTTTGCGGAAACCGGAACCTTTACCGCATCTCGCACTCTTGGGAATATCGAGTCCTACCCGGTCTACTCCTTAACGGGTGTAATTCCTTCCGGGACGGACTCGTATATCTCCATAACCACAAACGGCAGCGAGCTTCAGATCATTGGACGGCTTGCCGCCGGAGAAACATTGATTATTGACTCCGATCTGATGACGGCAAAAGTAGTTGATTCTAATGGAGAAACCCTCCGAAACGGTCTCCCGCTTTTGTCGGAGCTGAATTTCCCGGTCTTAAATACGGGAGATAACACCATTGTGATTGCTGCGGTCGGCACAAATACAACATTTACGGAACTGAACATTCAAGCCCGAAGCCGCTGGAGGTGATATTGCATGGCTCTTAAAAATATATTGAATACCCAAGATGCCTTCACCGGTGAATTCCCGGCGGCATGGGCTCCAGACGGTCTCTGGCGCTTTAACGAGTCCGAACCGGATGCAGATGATTATCTGGCGGATTCCTCCGGGAAGGATCGCAAGGCATATATTCATAACTGGAGCGGAACAACCGCAGATATGAAAACGGGCAATTTCGGTCGCTATTTTCAGATGAACATCAATAATCCTTCATCTGAGAAAACCTACCTGAAGGTAGAAAACGACGGCAGCATCTTCTCAAGCCTCGGTGAAACCATCGTGGTCGGCGGCTGGATGAAGCCTACGACATATTCAGTCGGCAACACCTATACTCCGATCTTGAATACCCGCTACGGTTCCGGGCAGCCGATTTTCTATCTGTCGCTGATCAGAGGAAAACCGAGAATTATGCTGTATAACTCCTCCGGTTCCCTGATCCTCGATACATCGGTAACGCCATCATTCTCTTTGCTAAACGGCTACTGGTATTTTATCGCCTGTGTGATCAAG